GTGGCTTTTTACGCTGATGATCTGGATGCACTTAACGAACTTTCCGAGCTGATCTGTGCCGCAGAATGCGGGGAACATATTGAACCGTATAAGCTGGGGAATATCGCATGAGTATATTTATCTCATGGCTTGTTCTGATTATTTCGGTGGCCTGCGCTATTGGGATTATGCGAATTATTCATTCAATAAAAAAGATTGAACGTTTTTTCACTGGCGAATAACAGAGCAAATAAAACCACAGATAAAATAAGAAAATGTAAAAACAATCCGCATTAGCGGAGGTATTCGCACACGCCAAGGAGGCGTAATGGCAATTAAGCATTTTCCTGTCGTTCGTTTTACCTCCAGAGGGCGTGAATACGAAGTCGACGAACGCCTGATTACCACAATCGACAAACACCGTTCGGAAAAGGATGCACACCACATCTACCTCACTGACGGCACTTACTTCTGCGCCACCAACGTGGCGCGGGTGAATCTTATCCGACAGGTACAGGAGCCACGCAGATGACCATTCTGGACTACATCGCTACCCATCCGGGTTGTAGCGGCGGAGAAATCGCCGCAGCACTGAATACCCCAACCACAGCCATCAATGCTGAGTTACGCCGACTCTGGCGCGGCGGCTTAGTCATCAGAACAAACCGCAGCACAGGTGGTCGCGCTCGCAAAGCAGGAGGCCAAGCTTCTTACCACGTAAACCCGATGCCGTTCGGGTGTAGCAATCCACTTACTCACATGTTTAACCAGCTACTGAAGGAAACCAGAGCATGAGCACCATCAATCACCAGAAGCTACGCGAACTGGCATTTGCCCTGCAACGAATGGCAACGCCTCAAAAATTACTGGTATTTCGCGCAATGCTCTCGCCGTCTGCTGTGCTGGCACTGCTGGATGAGCTGGAGCACGCCAGAACCACGGCTCCTGCCATTCGCCTGACGCTCCATCATGAAATCGCTGATTTCTGCGCGACGTTGAAGGCGCCAGGCGAACCGGAAACACCGGAAGCAATACGGCAAGAGCTGCTGCAACGCATTGACAAGGTTTTTGATTTTTTTCTGAACCAGTAAGAAACCAGAACATGCACACACAAAAAAACCGCTTGCCATGCCGCAATCAGTCAGGTTACATTTCCGCTGCACCTCACAAAACGGGTGTCGGGTTTCGCAGCCTGCTGACTACACAAGCGCACAACCGCGCCAGCGGTTTTTTTGTGCGTACTGTATTGCCACGTTTTTTTCGCGTCAGAATTATGGCGGGGCGTACGGGGCCGACTTCGGTCGGGCCGGGTTCTTGTGTAGCCGGTACTGCGAACCTCGTACGTCTCGCCACCCACAGTTTCGCAGCTCTGGATGGTGAGTTTTCACAACTTACTACACAAGGGGCCACACCATGGCAAACCGCAGACTTTCCCGCGCATCACGCGTCGCGCAAATCATGCACATCAATATGCTGCATGAGCGCAGCCACGCACTATCAAACATTTATTCCGCCTCTGTTTTCAGCTATCTGGCGGATGATCTGCACGAGCTTCAACAGCTCATCCAGCAGCAAAACAAACTCCATTAATTCCTGTTCCGGGCCTTTCCTGCACCTTGCGGCGGGAGGCCTTCGCACATCTGTAACAAGAGGATTGCCGCAATGATTCTCGCCAACGACTTTCTTGAATACCTGCTCAACACAGAACGTGATCTTGCCGCTCGCGTGCGTGATCGTTATGACATGTACCAGAAATCCCTGCCTGTACCGCAGCTCGCTGACGGAAAGATTGTTATTGATGGTCGCTACATGATTGACAGCCACGAGGGAAATTACAGGCTTTACCGCATTGAAGGTGGCACCCCGTCCGTTATTGGCATTTACCAGCGCCCATCCTCTGCAATCGTCGATGTGATTGCCGACAGCATCCGCATCACACATCGCCATGCCGACACAGAAGACACCGTGCTGGAAATTCAGCGGCTGGCTGCCGTCTGCCGCGACACCCTGAATGGCATGACGAAGTAAATCACTATGACGGCAGAGTACATCAGGGACTGGCAACAACCGCGCCACGCAGTGGGGCGTGAAGGAACGGGGATCCCCGTTCCTGAATCCGCGCTTTCCTCCTGGCTGGATGCCTACCGGGCAGAGAACGAGCGCCGCCAGGAAATGGCTGATGCGGCGTTCTCCGCCACGCCGCTGGGCAACCTGATTAATAAAAGCCTGGACGCACAGGAAAAACAGGACAAAACCATCACACTGGCAGGAGACGCCAGAAAACAGGCACGCGGCGCGGTGGATGAAGCCATGGCCTCGCTGCGCCTGCTGCCGTCCTATCTGCGCGATCCGCTTATTCGCCACCTCTCCTTCCTGCGCAAAAAACAGGAAGCCGATCGCCGGAAAGGCAAAAAGAGCTGGCAGGCTGAACGCTACGCGCGCGGAACCCTGCGCAAAATATTCGAACGTCTGGACCGCACCGACCACCGCTGGCTGACACCGGGTTATCGCTCCCTTGCCGGACGCGAACGCCTGGATGATTTGCTTTACCTGCCGCAGCTCAACCAGCACCAGATACAGACGCTGGCCACCATGACGGCGGCGATGTTCAGCAGCACCTTCGAAAAACTCTGCGATGGCTTTGGCGCGACCGATGGCGAACTGACCATGGATGTAACGCTGAAGGCGTATCAGATGCTGGCCCGCATGGCGTTACACCTGCACGCCATGCCGCCACATTACGAAGCTCTGAACAAGAGCGATCCGGATACGGAACTGTTACCGGGCGCAATCCTTCGCCTGACCTGTGCGGAATGGTGGAAACGCAAACTGTGGCTGTTACGTTGCGAGTGGCGGGAAGAACAACTCCGCGCCGCCTGTCTGGTTTCCAGAAAAACATCGCCCTATCTGAGCCAGGACGCGTTAAGCGAGTTTCGCGCACAGCGCGAGAAAACACGCGATTTCCTGAAAAGTTTCATGCTGGAAAACGAAGACGGGTTCACGATTGATCTCGAGACAGTGTATTACGCGGGAGTAAGTAACCCGGTTCACCGTAAGGCAGAAATGATGGCCACCATGAAGGGACTGGAACTTCTGGCCGAAGCCCGTGGCGACAAAGCGGTGTTTCTGACCATCACCTGCCCGTCAAAATACCACGCCACAACAGAGAACGGTCATCCGAATCCCAAATGGAACGGGGCCACCATGCGCGACTCCAGCGATTACCTGGTTAACACGTTTTTTGCGGCGGTCCGCAAGAAACTGAACCGCGACGGCCTGCGCTGGTATGGCATCCGCACAGTGGAGCCTCACCATGACGGCACCGTGCACTGGCATATGATGGTCTTTGCTCATCCGGAAGAAATCGACACCATTGTGTCCCACACCCGCGATATTGCCATTCAGGAAGATCGTCACGAGCTGGGTGATGATATTACCCCACGCTTTAAGGCGGAGTACGTCGACGGCTCAAAAGGCACGCCAACCAGCTACATCGCCACCTACATCGGAAAGAACCTGGACAGCCGCGCCGTGGATGGTATCGACCCGAAAACGGGCAAGCCACGCGTTGACCACGAAACCGGAAAATCAATGGCCGAGAGCGTGGAGCGCGCCATCGGCTGGGCGCGCCTTCACCGGGTCCGCCAGTTCCAGTTCTTTGGCATCCCCTCCCGTCAGGTGTGGCGTGAACTGCGCCGCCTTGCCAGCCAGATGGCACGCAACCCGGAAGGCCCGCAACGGCTGAAGGATGACGCAATGGATGCAGTGCTCGCTGCCGCTGATGCCGGGTGTTTTGCCTCCTACATTGAAAAACAGGGCGGCGTACTTGTTCCACGCAAAGACTACCTGATTCGCACTGCCTACGACCTCGCAGATGAGCTGAACGATTACGGCGAACAGAGCGTACAGATTTACGGGATCTGGTCACCACTCATCGGGGAGTCTTCCCGTGTGTGCACACATCCGGATAACTGGAAGCTGGTAAGACGTAAACCGGAAGCGGAAGACAGCGCCCGCGAAAATGGTTTTGACCTTCAGGGCGGCCCTGCCGCCCCTTGGACTCGTGGCAATAACTGTCCCCGTGTACAGGAAACGGACAACAACGGGACAGAACAGCCGGAAGAACGGCCAGCACCGTGGCCGCAGCTCCCTGACGGCGTTGAAGTGAACGAATGGATGCGCTCACTGAAACGGCACGAACGCCGGACGCTGATGCGTTCGCTGCGTGACAAGCAGGCAAAAAACAGCAGTGATGAAATGCAGAACTGGACACAGAGCCGCAAACAGCCACGGCCTTTGCCTGATAACCACGAATTACTCGCTAAAGAATGGCGGGAATCTGCCGAATCTCTCGGCCTGTATATCGGTGAACAGCAGATGCAGCACCTGTTACGGGGCGGCAGCCTGTACGTTGACGGCAGCATCATTGCACCACAGGGATTTGAAATTGTACGCAAACCGGATACCCGCCCGGACAGCCGAATCACGCAGCTCTGGCAGCACCTGAGCCGTAATCACGGCGTAAGCAGCACGGAGATCCGCCATAACCCGGTCGCCAGCTATCTGGCACAGCTGGGGGCATCAGACCCCGAAGCCGCCGCACGTCTGGCATCCACACTTCAGCAGGACCAGAACACCATGAAAACCCCCGTTACCGTGCTTTCTGACATGCTGCGCGCCATCCGTGACGCAGAGCACGCACAGAGAATCAGTGAAACAACTGAACGCGCCCGCCGCAAAGCAGACCTGCTGCGGGGTGGCCTGACCAGTAGAAACAAAAAACAGACAGAAACGGGATTCACAAATCCCGTAAATGAGCAAAAAACGCGCCGCGATATATGAAGCGCGCACAAAACAGGCGAAAACGGGATTTAAAAATCCCGTAAACGATTAATTAATCAACATAAGGAAAAGCGACATGAAAATTTGTATCGACGACGGCTCCACCAACATCAAGCTGGCATGGACTGAGAACGGCGAACGCCGCAACGCCATCAGCCCGAACAGCTTCAAGTCGGAATGGTCTGCGCCGTTCGGTGGCACGCAGCCCGCGAACTACATGCTTGATGGCGTGCGCTATGGTTTTGATCCGGTCAGCGATCGCTTTGTCCAGACGACCGACACGCAATACCAGTACAGCGATGTGAATGTAATCGCCATTCACCACGCGCTGGTCAAATCAGGCATCACACCACAGGAAGTGGATGTGGTTGTTACCCTGCCACTGAGCGAGTATTTCGACACAAACGCACAGCCGGACATGGCCAACATCAACCGCAAAAAAGCGAACGTTATGCGCCCGGTGGAGTACCAGAACGGCGAGGCATTCACTATCCGTAACGTGCGGGTTATGCCTGAATCCATTCCGGCTGGCTTTAAAGCACTGGCTGACATGAGTCCGTTTGAATCCCTGCTGATTGTGGATTTGGGCGGAACCACGCTGGATGTGGCAAAGGTTCAGGGGCAACTGGCAGGTATCAGCCAGGTGTTTTGCGATCCACACGTAGGCGTTTCTCTGATGGCCGATGCCGTACTGTCGGTGATGGCCACTAACGGTATGCGCACCAGTCACCACATCGCCAATACCATTATCGAACGTCGCCATAATGAAGCCTGGCTGCGCCAGCACATCCACAATGACGCGCATTACGCCAGCCTGATGGCGGTTATTCGTGAAAAGGAAGAAACACTGAAACAACGCGTGATCCGCGCGCTGGCGGGTTTTTCGGGTTACGGGCGGGTGATGGTTGTCGGTGGAGGGGCGGAGATTGTGGCACCCGCTATCCGCGAAGCCTGCGGAGTTAATGCGACTTTCATCGCGGACGGGGTGCCACAGTTTGCTCTGGTTAATGGGCTGTACGCAATGGACAAGGAGTAAACCAATGACAACACCAACCAGACGGATAAGTTTCTATCTGAAGCCAGCTGCCGTCAAGAACGAAGGAGAAGCATGCGCCTGGCTGGACAGCCTTACACCAGAAGCCCGCAAAAGCGGCCAACGCGTGGCTTTTCTGGCCGGGCT